ATACCCTCATCGACTTCTTCATCAGACATCTTAACCATCTGCTCTGTTTCAACTCTGTGCTGATTCCATTCTTCAAAGAAGTCAAGCCTATCTTGCACATCAGTCAGCATTTCTTTTACTAAAGCTTTCTCTGTGCGTAGCATCATGTGACACAGGAAGGCAACCATCATGTCATACCACATACTAGCCGGTGAGCCTTCACGCTCACGTATCTCCTCGTATCCGACCATGTTCACAAAGGTATTCATATACCCCCATATCCTTTCGTATACATCTATAGCATCAGCTAAGTCTTGGTCTGCTGAGCGTATAGTGCCGGCAATTTTATCCAACAACTCTTTTTCTTTTTTATCCATATTAATATCTCCTTGATATTATTTTAGTTATAGTTACCAACATGTCAACGTAATTTAACATTACGTTTACACACTCCCTAATCATCATCTGTATCAGGTGTTTCAAATGAATAATGAACTGTGTCACTATTCACTTTTATACGAATCCAATTTACAGGACAATTTTCTAGCCACTCATAAAATGAGTCAGGCATTTTTCTATCTGCGTCACCTCTGTAATTAAAACTATTCATTACACATCCTCCAAGAACCTATCGCCATACGATTCCAATGCATGTATAGCCTGTTCGATTGCGTTCTGTTCGTGTTGACACTCAGGAAGTTCGCACACCATGTCTTGCGCTGAGTACAGATTATGCAAGGCTTGCTTGTATATCTGCCTTTCAACTTCTAATTCTTCATTGATGTCGAAGTCAATTTCATAGTCCGGTTGACTCATGCAAACCTCCTAGACTTTCTGCGATTGCTTGGTTTTGTTCTGTTTAAACACTCCATAGCAACACTATTCCACAAGCCTAGTGTACATACACCAACACCAACACCGGATGCAAAGAGGACATACACATCCATCCCTCCTACATCGTAGGCAATATGTAAGCCATACGTATAACCTAGACCACCAAATGCAACTAATCCCATAGCAGTTGCCACTATTATTATGATGTTAAGCATCATCATTCTCCTTATTTAAATCTATATCTACGATGGTAGCGTTTGATTCACCCTCGTTTATATCTACACAGATAGCATCTACTCGCATGTGTTTCTTTCCATCAATCAAAGTCTCATATACTTTGACCTCTACACGCTGATTTTCTTTGCGTTTAGATTCTTCTTCTTCGATTGCTAATCGAATTGCATGTGTAATCTTTTGTTCAAAAGTCATATCATTACCCATAATTTTTCTCCTTATATGTAGTAGGTATATTCATATATATTCATATACCTTACTACTTATCTTCTAACTTAGTGCCATCCCAATCCATACCCTTAGTCTGACGTTCATATATTTCGATGGTCTTAGACATCTGTTCTTCCACAGTTCTGCCATTCATGTGACGTATCTCCGGAAAGTACACACACCCAAGCCTCATGTGTAAGGGCAAATCACGTGGCGTACCATAGCCATAAGACCATCCATCCTCTGCTCTAGGCTCTAATTCCTGTTCCACAAAGCAAAGCTTGCGTAACATTGATGGATGCACTAGGCAGTACGCACATCTGTCTATGTCCATAGGCTGACCGGCTCTCTTGAGAGGGAACTCAATCAGGTAGTTACCCTTGCCACTACTTGCGTTAGTGTACTCGCAAGCAGTTATGGCACAGGACATACCGGCATCTTCAAGCTTATCAACAAGCGACAAGATGCTTGCACCTCTACGCATTAACTGCTCTGCATCAAAACTAGCTGATGCGCTGATGTTGACCTTGAACTCAACGACTCTGCCCATAGACTGCTCGTTACCAAGCGGACTCATCATGTGTGATGGGCAACCGGACACATACAATGGTATGTTAGGCATGTATCCGGCTACGTCATACTCAAAGGATGGCAGTCTCTCAAAGGATGTAGCATTGTGTGCCATATCCAACTCAGTAGACATTTGCTCTCGTCCTTCTTTCCATCCAAAGGATGCCAACTTAACCGCCTCGGCTACTGTAACGTTACCATTCCATTTGCTAGGTTTATCTTCGGATGCTCTGTCACCTTTCCATGTAGGCAAGGTATCATCTGTTATGTATCGTATGAAATCGTCAAACGATTCATATCTCTTCGCAAAACTAGGCATAATATTCTCCTTGTTTAAACAGTTTTACACACCGGCTTCAGTACGAATCCTCTTCACAGTATCATCGTCTAAGCCACCGAACACATACTGACTAAGCACATCTTCAAGCGGACACCCATCAAGTATTGCACGACCACCCTTGATGCTTGCTCTAGGTGATATGACACAACGTATCTTCATATCATCCTTTGCCTTACGTAACTTCTGCACAATCTTGGTGAAGTTTCTATCAGGACTGATTTTCAACTCAAGCTTTTCGTCATAGTCAAGGCTAATCACCGGCTTGAATCTATCAATGGTTGCACCATCAAGCTGATTCCTACCTACGTACTCCCTGTCTGCACCTCTGCCATACGTGTTGGCACAAGCAATCAAGCGGAAGTTCGGATGCTTTTTGACCACACCGCAAGGGAAGTCAGCTACGTCATTCTCCATTGATGCATTGAGTGCAACCAATGCTTGAGGATTAGAACCATCGATTTCATCGAACAGGAACAAACCACCATCACGAAAGCACTTGACGAATGAGGACTCAACGTAGTTGCCATTGGCATCCATGTAACCTCTTACTTCGTAAGCTTGGAACATAGCACCGGACATCCCAAATTGATAATCGTCTTGGTCGAAG